TTATTGAATGCAAGTATTAACCACTTTTTCTAAATCCCCTGTACTATCAAATATGTTAAACCCTATTTCTCGGATTAATTTCATTTGATATTTGTGTTCTTCTCTTGTGCGTTTAAACTCTGTTAAATGTTTCACCATACCTCTCATCAAAGATATGTTTGTTTCCATTTCTTCTATGTACTCTTTTACACTATCATAATCAATGCCTATTTTTTCTTCAATCGGCACTACAGACCTAACTGTTGCTACAGGTTGTCTATTAAAATATTTAGCAATTTCTAAATTAATAGGATCTACATTATTGTACATAATGCAAGTTAGTTTGTATGCCGTAGGTTCTGTGAATACAATTAATCGTGAAACAGCACTATGCATAGGAATATTATTTTCATGCTTATATGCAGTTACTTCTTCCTTTTCTAACAGTTGATATGGTAAGCCTTTATCCTTTAAATGCCATAGAATACTTGTTCTATTTCTCTTTACTATTTCTGCAAAATCACCAATGGTTATAACAGGTACACCTTTATATGTCTTACAATGTAGTTCGCTTAGATTTACAGGCTCTTCTAAATAGCCTTGTTTTAATGTTTCTTCCATTTCATTGAAAGCTTCAATATATTTTAACTTCCATTGTAATGCTTTCTTGCCTGTAAATCCCATAGCAAGTAGTGAAAAGCCATCACGATTCATTAAGTAAAATGGAAGACGTCTACCATTATAAGAATATGATTTCTCTTGGAAAAATTCATTGGCACAATTTTGTTCCAATAAAATTTCTCTGATTGCTCTTAACACCACTTTATGCTCTTTGCCAAAATGTTCTGCTATATCTTTACTAGATACTACGATTTGATTATTTTGAATAACTACTAATTGTTTCATGATTTTAGCTCCTTAGTCTTTAAAGGAACAATGCACTCATGATATAATATTTCATAGAGAACATTGTTCTCGCTCCTGTAAGACACAGTAACTTTCCACGGTGGCTGTGTCTTATTTTTTTTGCTCAATCAATTCAATTCCTTTAATAATAGCATCTGTTCGGCTTATACCTAATCGTTGAGCGCATCCATTAATCATATTCAACTCCGCATCAGTTAATCTAATATTTAGGCTTTTATTTCTTGATTGAGTTTGCTTGGGTGGGCGACCCATTCGCTTTTCCATCTTATCACCTCACTTATGCCCTTGCATATATAATATATTTTGCACGTGCATAAGTCAAGTAAACTTTTCTTAAACTAAAATTTGGTGGTCGAATTTTCGGCTACCAAAATTCATTCGTGAAATTTTCCACTAATAAAATTTAGTGGCTCAATTTTGAGCTACTAAAATTCATTGGCGGAATTTTCCGCTGATAAAATTTAGTGGCGGAATTTTCGGCTGATAAAATTTGGTAGCGGAATTTTCCGCCGCCAAACTTTCACGATAAAAAAAGCCACCGCATCATCTGCAGTGGCTCTCTTTTTTTGCTATGCTTCATCAAATGGTAATGGTATCTCTCTTGCTCGTTTTTGTATTTTTAATACCTTTGTTACACGATATTCGTGCCTTATATGCCCATCTGGTTTTATATGCGTTGAATCTTCTAGTTCAATTTGTAGCATATCACCTTTTGTAAATGCTAGTCCGCCCTCTATCTTTTTTAGGAAATCTTCATCATCTACTTTAGCATAATATTTATTTTCTCCTGATCTAAACCGCCATTTTAACTCTTCAAAATTAACAGTTAAAATAGTTACCCATTGCGTATATCTTTGTACATCTACTTCTTCCGTTTGAGAAAAATCAGATTCATCAAACATAAAACTTTCAGATTCTTCTTTGCTAATCACCTGTGTAGGCGACTTATAATCTTTACCATTTCTGACTTCAAACGAATCTATACCAGAGCGTTTAGTTGGTGCTACCATAGCATCTAAACTTTCACGAACAGGTACAGACATATATATATTAAGTACATCAATATTTACGGTTACAGACTCATCTTGTATTACAAGTGTAGCAGTTCTATCATTGTTCTTGATAGCTTTATCTATTTTTCTTTTCTTGACCCATTTTATAATGTCAATAACAGATGGTCCACCAACTATACCTTGAACAGTGGCTCCCAATCCCAAATATTCAAGTAACTGTTCTACACTGATATGATTTGTAAATAAACTTTGCAATTGATCTGCTAATGTTCTAATTACATCTAACTGTATTTCAAATGACCCTTTTTGAAAGTCTGCATTTACCTTAACAGCAATTGTAGAATTATCATTATTAATAATTTTGTTAGCTTCATTCACTAGCGTTCCTAATGCCATCAATGCAGGACCTAATACCGAAACATCCATAGTGCCATCATCTACAGCTTCACCAGTATAAGCAATAGTTAACTTGCTTTTATCTTTGTTCATGTTACACCTCCTTTTTCGTTCATTGTATGCTCATCTGTATAAACGGTCAAATACATTTTTGATATACTGGCTATCTTTTCCTGTGTCCTATAATCATTCTATTCCTTGACTTCCTAAACTCCTCCTCTAAAAATCTATTTTTACTTATCCTCTACAATAAAGACTTGTCTATGTACTCCTGCTAATTCATCACGTATCCACTCAAGACATATCGAATTTAGTATTCTTATTGCGGTGTTGTCCTTTTTGTCTATTAAATCTTTTATTAATACAATAGAGCTAATTTCTTTCGGAAGATTATAACTAAGTAGATATTCAAAGCTTTTTTTTAATTCATCTAGATATTTTTCCCATTTATCTATACTGTTAATCTTTTCAATAATACAATTCATCTTTATCAAGCAACTTTTTATATTTGTTAGATTTTCTATTGTATATTCTTCTTTTCCATATAATCGTTCCATTCCTTGACGTGTTACAAGCCAATTTTTGCCTGACTTTCTAGCTTCATCATCAGTAAATTGTTTATTTGCATATCTCTTTAAGCAGCATTGCTTAATAGAATCAGCTGGTACATACCATCTTTCACCAGCCTCTTGTGTAGTCATTACGTCATCTAGTTTCATTACAGTACTCCTAATATTACTAATAGATTATAGACGGATAAAACAAAGGCAATAATACTAATTATTAAAGTTAGTCTTGAAATCATATGCTCGCCATTGTTATAATAGTTAGGAAGATTGGGGCTCTTTCGAGCCCCTGTGGTTACTGATTTAATAACTGTATTATCGCGATTGCAAGTTGGATAAACGCGGTTATTATCGGTAGCCACTTTTTTATTATCTTCCTTAACTTCTTCAACGGCTTCACCTCCTTCCCTATGTCTACATTATAACACGTTTCCGTGTTATATTCAATAGTTTTTTATTAATTTTGCAAACAAAAATAGAGCCTACTAACATAGATTTATTCTAGGTTAGTAGGTTCTTTCATTTGCAGTTGCGTGTATCCACCATTACACGCTATGGAGATGTACGGATCACCTCAATCTTTAGCGACTAAATAAACAACTGCACCACCTAATAATATGTTTAGTATTTTACTGTTCCTTTGTTGCATCTTGATTCTTTTGAGTTCTCTCATCTGCATTTCTAAGTATGCGTTCACCTTCGCCAATGATTCGTTTTGCATTGATAGCGTTTTCTCTTGCTGCTCTAATGTATTCTTGGCTATTAGTAATTGCTCCTTCTGTTCTTTGATTAAGTTCATCGATTCTATTAATTCTTGTTTCGATTCGCTCGTTGACATCTGTGCTACGTTCAATTGCTGTTCTAACTCGTCTATTATCTTCAACTGCTCGTTGATTGTATTGTTGAGCGTTTCGAACTTCATCAGTAGCTCGTTGTATTCCTGTCGTGTCAATATTACTTGATCTGTCGGCGTAGAACCATATACAGGCAATGATACAAAGGACAATACAAATAGGAACAGAGATGTAATGAGCGTGAATAAAGTTTTTGATTTTGTCATTCATACTTCCTCCTAATCATACATATAGTTGACATCAACTTCTTTGTCAGCTACCATTCCGCAATCGCTATATTGCCATATTCTGATATTTGGATAATCACATTGTGAATCATATTGTGCACACCATACAGGAACGCTAGGCATTTGACTGTATGCATATGTTTCATCCCACAATAGAGAATATCCGCTATACACACCTACATTTTGAAATCCTGTACTCCATAATGTATTTACAAACCGACTAATACAATTAGTCATTCCTTGGCTAGTTAAAGCACCAGCATTAATCATATTACGTAATTGGCGATGCTCCTCGTAGTCATACCAAATACCAGCTTGCATATGGTAATCAGTATATCCATAGCTATTGAGCGTGTTAATCACCCATTCCGCCTCTTGTACTGCTGTTGCCTCATCGTAAGCATGGCTAAAATAATATGTACCAACTTCAAGGCCTGCATTTAATGCTGCATTTATATGTTGTTCAAAGAATTCATCAACGTTGTAGTTTTCACCTAATTTAATGATTACAAATTCATTGCCTTCTTCTTTGGCTTGTTGCATACGGCACTCATCATAATAAGGTGTTCCATTTTCGTCCTCTTGCCATGCTGAAATATCAAATCCTTTTTTCACTCTTATCACTCCTTTCTGTCATGTTTGGTAATGGTGGTAATTTAGGCTGTTCTTCTAATTTATCTGGTATTCCATTTCCGTCCTTATCTATCCACAATGCAAGAAAACCAACTAATGCGGTTAATACTGACGGAATGAATATATGATCTATAATGTTTATCCCCACATTAATCAGTTTATTCATATCATCGGATACATACCCTTGAATGAACACCATAATATACTCAACAACTACCAACAAAATAGGTACTAGCATGGTTAGTACTAGTACCCTTGTTGCAAGAACACCTGTAGGATGGAAGTTGGCCACCCTTACAGATTGATATGATTTTTTAATTGTATTGATGAGATTTTGAGGTATGTTCATGTAGTTTCTCCTTAATATCATCAACTCTTGCTTCAATGCCATCAACTCGTGATGTCAATTTAACATGTTCGGTATAAGCCTTAGTGCGTTGCTCCCGAGATCGCTTAATTTCATCCTTTAAATCCTTTAGCGTATCAGTGAGCACGCCCATTTTTTCATGAAATATCAAATTGTCTTGCATTCTCTGCAAATCCAACTTTTCGAGCAATGGAATAACTAGAACCTTATACCCTATACCTGCAACTATACTGACAATAGTCAACGTGGTTAGAATGTCATTCAGTTCAAATTGCCATGTCCACATTTAATCTCCTTCCGTTTGCGCTTCACTTTCATCTAGAGATAGCAAATCATTATGTACACATCCTTCTGTAGGACATGTGCCATCTTCGTTAAGTACTTCCCAACAGTACTCACAAAATTCCATTACAGGAACTTTACTGTCACCAATATATTTAGGCATATTATTGCACCTCCTTAATTCGTGCTACCATTTCACTGTTTAATTTAATGTACTGTGCACTAATAGCGTTGGTCGGTTTACCCATTAGCAACAATCTGCGTTGGGCTTCTTCTAGCGTTTTAAAGCGAGGCTCATACTCTGCTTTAATAGCATTAATTTTATCTTCTTTTGTCAAAATATATTTGACTATTGGTGGATTCACAAATTCACCATTTACATAGGCTTTACCATTGGTGAATTGTGATTGCATTTCACTATCACCTTGTACTAATGTACAGTTAGGAAATTCAGATTTCGCCATTTCTTGTATTTCCTCAAGTGTTTCAGCATGAATGCCTATTACATATGTAGTTTGGCGAATACCATTTTTATCTAACACAAATACATAATTCATATTGGTCTCCTTTATATACCAACCACGCACCACTCGATAATCGAATCAGCTTTTAACATCGATTGATACGTGGAATGTACTTCGTAACGCATATCGGTATTAGAAATTCTTCTTGTTATAACGCTTCCTGCAGAATTTCCCCAAAACAGGGAGTCATCACTCGCCATAATCGCAAACCCATGGAATAAATGGCTCGTTGTAAACGAAATTGGAAATACGACTCGATTGGTAGTATTAGCTAAATTATTTACATCTGACTGTTTTTGTTCACCAGCTCGTTGACGTCCGCCTTGAATAATGAAATTGCCATATTGTTTACCCAGGCAGATATACCAAGAATTAATATTGGAGAAGTCAAAGCGTACACCTTGTTCTGTCTTTTTTGATTCAATAGCTTTAATTACATCATCAGCATCCTTAATTTTCAAATTGCTTAATAATGTTTTAACCAGCATTAATGTTGGTGCTAGTCCTTGTTTATCATCACTATCTACATTAGTTAGTAATTTTAACAATTCTTTTGTACCATTACCCTTTGTAGCTTCTAATCCATTTGTATTAGTTACTAGTGCTTTAATATAATCAGCAGATTTTTTAGCTACTTTGGAATCCTCTATTGCAGTAATCTTTTCATTAATTGTTTTAAATTGTTCCTTATGTGCTTCTGCTGCTTTATTGTGTGTTTCAATTGCTATTTCCAATTGTTCTAAAGTAATAGCACTACTAAAATCTACTTCACCTTTTACGTTTGGATTATCTCCCACCCCTAAAGCAATTACTAAACGTTGCATTGGAATAACATTAGTTTTATCTGGAATATATGAAGTTAAACCTTTGGCATTAGAATAGCCAATAAGTTTTTCTTCCCCACTATCACCATTTTTTGCATATAATCCAACTTCTCGCCAAAAAAAGCCAATTTCTACTTTTCTATTGTCAAAATTAAATTGCAATTGCATTTGTCCATTTGCAACTTCTTTTACTTGGCTTAACCCTATTTCTAATTTTTTACTAACTATTTCTGTTAAACCATCAATACTTGCTGTTAGCTGCCCATCACCAATTACCGCCTTTGTAATAATTAGTCTGTCCTCTGTTTTACCAGTTGATGATTTAAGGATCATTTTATTTCCTTGAACAGTCAAGCTTAATCCCGGAAATTGTGCCATATTAACCTCCTATCATAGTTACTTCTTCTATCCCAATAGCATTCCCATAATAGATACTGTGTTCAATCTCAATATTCTCTAATGGTTTTATCATGCCTATCACGGTTTCTTCCTGCGCTCCTACTAATGATGTAATTATTAAGTTTTGCGCAACAGTTTGTTCTTCCCAAACAATATATCCAATATGTGCTGGTTTAAATTCTTCAATTGCACTGTGTAAATCATCTATGTTATCACACATGTCCTTTGTAAAGCTTAAGTCCATCATATATTTTTCGTTATATGGAATTATTTCAGCAGACTTATCAGATATAAACTTATTAGCAATAGTTTCAAGATATTCTTTTGTGCTGCTATTTGAAGTATTTAACTTTGCAATCACACGATTTCTTCTCTCCTTAAAACTATTGTTTTTAGGTTTAATCCCAACAAATTCTTCCCATTTATCTAATGCATATGTTGCCGTTTGGATATTATCTTGTTTCAATAATTCCATTAACAATAATCTAATGCGTTCATGCTCTCTACTATCCGCATCACTTATTGCCTTAAACTCCATATCTTTTGCAATAAAAAAAGGTAGATATGCTAATATATCCACCTCTTTCCATCTTATAAAATCACTCATGTACGATCACCTCTTTAACTGTTGGTAATTGTTCATTTGTAATATCAATGTTGGTAACACCATTATTTACTTTTAACTCACGATAATCTAATACTCCTGTTTCTTTATTGGCCAAAATAGCCTTGCCAATATTAGCATATGACACATATGTACCGTTGAAGATTTGCTTTTTAAACTCTTCATTTAGTACTTTTTTAATACCTTCTATTTCAGCTTTCCCCTTAGTTACCGTTAACTCTATATTAATATCAAGTATCGTTGGTGTAACTACTGTTACAGTAGCTCCAATTGGTGCATTTTCTGCAATTACAGTTTTAACTTTTTCAATCAATTCTGTACTCGCACTTTCACGCTCATTGTTGATAATAATAACTTTTACTGTTCCCGGTCCATTCCATAATGGGATTACTTTTACTAAAAATACTCCATTAACTAATCTTGCCCACTGTTCATAGTGATATGCATTACCGCTTGTTGCTGGTTTTCTTACTTTCAATAATAATCTATCTAGTAGTTCCGCATCAGTTTCTTCATCATATCCATCATATGCAGCCGCTTCATTGTTAACTGTACTTACTCCATAAATCCCACCTACTATTTCTGTAATTGTATTAGCTCCTACATTTAATGATTTACCTGTTAGCTCTGATACCGCCAATACTTTCCCACTTCCAGTTTCACCTAAAGTAATTTCAATAGTGGTTCTAAAGGTTTCATCATTATCTGTGCCAAATAAACTTCCTTTTGGTACTACTGTATTTGCAGTTCCAGTAATAGTTAACATTACATTAGCTTGTGTTGCACTTTTTCTAAATACCCCATGAGATTCCGCATGACGTGTTAAGTATTCGCCCCATGCAGTTTGTGGAAAAGCCGCATCAAGTATCAATTGCATTTCCGCATATGATTTTTCAAACTCAACCGCATTTGAACTTAATGTATCAAATACAAATGTTCCTTCATGTATACTCAATCCTTCTTTATCTATTTTTTTGAAATCTGCTAGTAGCCGTCCTAGCACATCTTGCTTACTTTGTGGTTCTAGCATTATACTTCAACTCCTATCGTATTTGGCCCATATATTGTTTGTAATTCAATTTGTAATGTAATAGTTTTATGTTCTTGAATTACATCTACAGCATCTACATTTATAATGTATGGGTTAACCAATAACGCATCTTTTACATACTCAAACAGTTCATATTGACTAGGTGTATCATTTGGTTTTTTACCAATAAACTGTTCAAACTCAATACCATAATCATCATAATATGCTCTATATCTGTACCTCTCTACTCTCAAGGTTTTCCATACCCATACTTTAATAGCGTCATTACCTGTTACATATTTATGATTGCCATTTCTATCATATTGGTATGTATCTCTCTGAAAGTCCCAAGCTAGTTCCTTGCATAATGGTAGATTTTTTTGAACGTCAATGCTACTTGGTGTATTCCCTTTCATAAATGGATTACTCATTGCCGTCTAACCTCCTACATTTTCCATATACAAAATATTGCTCTGCTGTACTTTCATCATCCCCGACTATTGGAATTAACATTACTTTATCTCCTACATGCCATGTATCAGTCATGATTCTAGTTTTTGTGTAATCATTATGAATAGCGTGTGTATGACTAGCAAATTCTGCATAGCCACCGCCACCGCTGCGTGGTTGTGTTTCGCTTACAATATGCCCCTTAGATTCTCTATAATGACCTTGTAACCAATATTCATCTACCCATAAAAAATTACTGTTTAACTCCATTCCATTGAACGATACCACCAAATTTGGAGGTGGTGATACTATAGTGCCAATTCCCGGCATCGCTTGCTTTCCAGCGTTTCCACCTACATCGCTCATGATACCTAATATTCCTGCATAAGGATCATTGTTTTTCTTCGGCACTTTCACCCTCTCCTTCCTCTGGTTCTCTAATGTACTCTAAATTTAATTCCATGATGTGTGTATTATTTTCAAATGTATGATTATCTGACTTAATGAAGAATACTCCTTTTAGCTGTTCTTCCTCAATTACTACAGAATACCCTGCTATACATTGCATATTACCTATAGCAGAAATACTTGATTCCATTTTGATTCCTTTGATTTTTGCTTTGGCTTTTGCCGTATTATCAACAGGATACTTGGGTTTCTTTGGTGTACTTGTACTAGTAGCCTTTTTCTTTTTAGTAGCTTTCTTTTCCTTTGGTTCTGGCTGATTTTTATAAATATCTTGGAAAATACCATACTTTTTAATTAATGCATCTTCATTATCTATTCGAATCACATTGCCTGCAGCGTCAACAGTTTTTACTCTGTTTACCATTTCCTCAATTGATTCAGAATGTGATGAACTTATTACATCGTATGTATCCCTAGCTATATACTCTTCAATGGTTGTTCCTTTTTCTACCAAATTAATTCCATCTGCTAGTAATATGGCTGTGTAATCTTTTTGAATATCAGCCTTTGTTTTCTCAAACAACATTTGAAAAACTTCTGTACATGTTTTTTTATCTGCCACAAAGTTTACTACTGTAGGTATGTCTGGTAATTTCCCTACAGGTACTTCAACCTCTGCACATACACGCTTGAAAGCATCAACTACATTTGTAGCATTAAAAACTAAACTTACTTTAGACTTTGCTAGGTATATCATCCCATCATAGCAAGTAATATCATATGTATTGTCATTTGTATTTCTTTTTCTAAAGAAAACACGTCCAGTAAATATCTTTGCATTATCTACTGTCACTTCAATACGATCACCTAAATCAATTAAATAATTCGGAAATGATATATCTTTAGGATTGTAAGCATATGAAAACTCTAACTTTCTAGCAGCTTCTTCTCTATCACCGCTCCATGTGAACTTAGAAATTAGATGTGTAATATCTACTCTTTCATCCTTTTCATTAATATGTTCTATTAGTGTAATCATAGTGGCCACTCCTTACCATTCATTTTTAATGACCGCTTAGATACTTTTAAAACTGCACCAATTGGACTTTTACCAGCTTTAACCATCATCTTATACATGTTTAATGCCTTTTTGCCTTGTTCAGCAATTGGCATTATTTTTGATACTGCCTTATTAGCTGTATCCATAAAATGTTCTTGTGGATATGATGTTACAGTTTGCTCTTCTGGTGCTTCTGCAATTCTACTATGTAAGCCTGTAGTATCATTTTTTATCTCTGATGTTGGTTTTATGTACCTATATTCTTTGAGTGTAATCTCATAATATACATCACTTGTACCATCATGCTCATCATGATTAAATGCTTCAATTGTACAGTACATAGAAATTGAGGTATTTGAAATTGAAATCTTACACGGCTTACCACTTGTAGCAAATCCATCTATTTTTCTTACTAGGTTATAAGGATTTGTTTCATTCGTTTCTGACCATTCATATTTTTGTGCAGGAAAAAAGCCTTCAAACGATAATGTTTGAAGGCCTCTTTTGCCTAACATATTAATTTCTCCAATTGCATTTATATTTAACGTGCTATTGTTGTATGTTCTCCCAACTTTAAATGAAGCTGGTGTTACTGGCAATACTATATTTTGTCCTACACATGATAATGTAAATTGACATCCTTGTGGTATTCCTTTACTACCAAAGAAACTCATAATTGCATCAAAAAAAGACATTATACAGCTCCCTCCATTCTATTAATAGAACGTTTTTGTAATTGGTAATGAATTTGTTCTGCAATTTCGAATGTTAATTCTTCTACAGATTTTCCATCATTTCTAACATTAAGATTCGCTATATTTACATTGATGCTATTACTAGATGAACTACGTTTCCCTTGATTATATGCAGCATTTAATGACTGCGCATGTGGTATTACTTGTGCGCCACTTGGTAAGTTTACTATTTCCGCCCCACGATCATGAATCATAGCAGGGCCACCTTTCCAGTTATCAGTCCCAGAGTATAATAACGGAATGTTTAATGGCCCAAAATGAGAGCCACCTACACCCGGCACCCAGTCTGGAATATCTACAGATATTCCATTTACACCAGAAATTAAACTATTTATTGCTGCTTTAATGCCATCTATTACCCCTGTAAATATGGATTTAATTGGTGTTACTATACCTTCAAATATTTGAACGATGCCATTCCACGCCATGCTCCAATTACCAGTAAACACCCCAACAATAAAATCTGTAATACCACTTAACACACTTGTAATCCCTGTTACAATACCTTCAATTACATTTAATGCAAAAGTAAGAATCCCTGTAATTCCTGCTACCGCTACATTAAAGCCAACTACTAATGCCCCTAATGCTACTGCAAGCGGTCCACCAATCAAAACCTTAGCTACTTTACTTACAACAGTGAAAATAATATTTAAGAAAGGAGACATTAATTGATAAATTCTACCAAATGATGTAGCCACTTGATTAATTAATTTACCAAATGCACTTGCTACTTTTGATACTATAGGTTGTACTGCAACGATAATTCGATTGATTGCACCTTTTATTATGTTTACAACACCTATAAACGATTGTCCTACTCCCTCTAATATCGGTTTTACTTTGTTAAAGTTTTTGTAAATTGCTAATCCTAACAATGCAACTACACCAATTGCAATCCCTACAGGACCTGTCAAGACTAATGGAATTAATCTCCCTATCATTGGTAATACTCTCATCACTATACTACCAATTCCACTAAAAGCTCTGGCAATACCCTTTACAGATACTTCTAATAATTTATTATTGATACTTTGGCCACGTAACACTTTACCAACATTAGCATATGTCCGCATCAATGAGCCAATTCCACTTGTAATAGGCCCTAATATTTTAGTGAAAGCAGTAAAGCCCACAATACTAAGACCTACATCAATTGCCGTATTTTTAATGGCTGGACTTAAATTAGTAAAGTATTTAGCTAGATTACCGATTGTGTCAGCCACCTTCTGTACCCTAGGCTGCAATACATCAGCAAAGCTAATAGCTAACGCCTCTACTTTACTTTCTAAATCCTTGAATGACCCAAGCAATGTTTTCTTCATTATATCGGCTTGTGCTTTAGATGAACCTGTTGCAGAATCCATTGAACTACGCATATCATCGTATGCTTCCTTAGTAGTATTTAATACTGCTAATAATGCAGATGTAGATTCTGTTCCTGCAATATCACCTGCCAACTTAAATTTTTCAGCTTCTGTTAGTCCTTGCATTTTAGTTCGCAATTGATCATATACTTTACCAAGGCCAATAAATTTGCCCTGTGAATCGGTAGTGACAATTCCTAGTTTTTGTAATGCTTGTGCGGCTTCTTTTGGAGGGTCTATTAATCTACTTAACATCATACGTAATGCACGGCCACTTGTTGATGCCTCAATATTGTTATTACTCATGATAGCTAATGATGTAGATAATTCTTCTACAGATATTCCTAATGCAGCCGCTGGTGCACCAGCATATTGAATTGCATTGCCAAACCCAATCATATCTAATCGTGATTTGTTAGCAGCCATTTGGATTACATCGGCCATTCGTGTTGCATTCTCTGCTACATTACCTTCTTGTAGTCCCCATGTATTTAATGCTCCAGATACAATGCTTGCTGTTGTTTCCAAGTTTTCACCAGATGCAACAGATGCTTCTACAATTGATGGCAATGAACTCATAATTTGATTTGCATTCATACCGCTTGCAGCTAATCCATCCATCGCTTCCGCTGCTTGTGTCGCACTTATAGGGAAATCTGCCCCTAACTGTTTTGCAACATTTCTCAATTTAATCATTTCATCATGTGTTGCTCCTGCTTTAGCACCAGCAGAAGTAACAGCAGAATCAAATCCAACAAAAGCTTTAACAGAGGCGGCTCCTATTCCTACAATAGCAGCAGATACAGGCATTAGTGCATTACCAATTCCACTAATCCCTCTGCCTATATTCTGCAGTTTTCTACCTTGCCTATCTGCCATATTAGCAGTTGCAGCCATTTGTGAATTAATCCCAGATAATACTGATGTAACACCATCATGTAACCGCATCACCAAATCAATTACTTCACTCATCCTTTTTTCGCCTCCTCTCTGTCCTTAATTTCTTGCAGCATAAAAGCACGGAGAACTACACGTTCCCCATGCCCCATTTTGTGAAATTCCGATGGCATTACATCATGATTGACATACATGTAATAGGCAAGATTTACATCACCATCGGAATATATTAGTTTTTTACTTCATTAATTACTTTTTTAATGGCTTTATCACCATATCCAGATAGAGATAACACTTCACGTGCAATCAACTCCAATTCACCTGCTTTAAATAACTTTGTATATAATGCCTGTTTGGATGGAACTTGGAATTTTTGTAATAATTCTTTCGCTCCAAAATCTGGAAAAACAATACCGTCTGTTACAACGAACTGTAAAAATTGACTTTCATCTGCCACACCATCATCAGTAGCTAACATGCGAAGGTCTGTAATACGTTTATAACTAATTTCTTTTACTGTTACAGTAAAAGGTTCATTAAAAACTTTTGATAATCTAGTGATTTCTAGGTCCTTTTTAGCTGCCTCTTTTAATGTATCAAGGTCTTTCTCCATCAATTTATCAATGATATTGCTCATCTATTAGTCCTCCACTTTATCAATCACATCAAACTCTGTAAACGTAAAGTCTACAGATTCTTCTACCAATGCGCCTACTTTCCAGTTGGCAAGGTCTAAGGAATCAAATGTTACATCATACAATGTTACTGTTTCTACACCTTTAGCATCAGGATCATCTAATTGAATTACTAATTGGCATACAGTTGCTTTACCTTTTTTTAGGTTTTCAGCCATTTTACTAATCATCAAAGAAGATACTTTGTTCATAGTTAAGCTGCCTGTGCCTTCATAACCAACATATTTATATTGTTTACTCATTGTCTTAGCTTTTTTAACTTCTTCTTTGCTTAATTTAATTGTAGCTTTAACGGCTGTAGCTTGTGATACCAACGAACCATCTAACCACACTTGCCCATGAGAGCCTGTCATTACCTGTTGCGCTGCAAAATTCTCCATGTGTCCCTCCTATTAAATATTAATTGGTAATTGGATATCTTCCATTGCATCAAGCGGTCTTACTTTTGCTTTTAAGAATACAATCTTCTTAGTATCCAATTTTTTAACTTCATCATCACTCATTTTTGCTAATTCTTCTTTTGTGAATAAGCCATGTGATAATTGGTATGTTCGAACTGCTTCACAATCAATTTCACATGTGGAGTAATCTTTTTGTAACAATCGTTCATTTTCTAATTGTTTAAAATATCCTAAAATCGCACTAATTAGCAAACATTTGTTTTCATAATCATTTGTATATTTACCAATGTAAGAATCTTGTGCAGTTTTTCTGATATCGTCATAAATCATATCCATAATGTCTACAATTTTGATTGTTTGATATCCTTCTAGCTTTCCTTGGCTTGTTGTTACCAAAGAGTTCATAGCACGGCTCATTTTAAACTTTTCGCCATCATACCAAATGAAGAATTTACCTTCATTTACCATTGCATCCATTTCATCTTGAGTGTGTCTATCACAATCAATTACTTCTGCTAATGGTGCATATGTAGCACTTTGTGTCATATTTGTGCCTGCCACAAGACCTGCAATGCGTGCAGTATATTCAGCTGGTTTATATTCACGATCAGCTGTAAACACTTTTGTATTACCAAAATTGATTACACCTTCATAATCTGCATTAGAACCCGGTAATACAACCTTAATTTTTTTGAACTTATTTTCACGTGCTGTTTTTACCCACGTTGCAACATATTCCAATTGAGCATTTTCAATTGTTGGAATTGCTAAATAATCAAATCGTTCTGTAAGCATTGCTTTTAATGGTTCTTGGAATCTATCAGCACCAGTTTTATCGCCACCTTGTTGCATCATATACACAACAATTTTTAATGGTGGTTTATTGTAACCCTTCAATGCTTTTAAAATGTAATCCTTGTTTTTATCTGATAATTCTTCTGGAATATCATCTACTGTATATACAAAAAATGGATTAGGTAATACTTCATGACCATTTGTTTTTGTTGCTAATTTATCAATTACCTGTTTAGTATCTTCTAAAATTAATGCAACAATTCCCCTTTGGGAACGTTGAATGGCTTCAATACCAGCTTCAATAAATTTAACTACAACTGTAGGCATTCCTAATTTAGCCATTATTTATCCTCCACTTCTACTGTTAATTTAACATCACCCATTGTGATTCCTTCTTCTTTCATTCTTTCAATACGTCCTGTTGTATCCATGAATGTAATATCCATTGTAATTTGAAGAATATCATCTTCTTCTCCTACTCTATCTTGTTGAATATCATCTACATGTAAATAACGATCGCCAACAGGAAAACCCATTTGAAATAATAGTAAGAATTTATCAAACACTGTTAAATAGTGTTCTTCATCCTTATCTTCATTACTTGGAAAATATGTAGCAATAATAGTTACATTTCTTTTAATGAAATTCTTTGTTTGCATTTCTGAACTCATTAAAAGTTTTACAAAAAAGCACGGCATAGTGAATTCTTCTAAAACTTCATCACTATATACCGTGCATCCATATTCTTCATGTATTTTCTTTGCTACAGCTTTCCATATTGCCACTTGTGATAATCGGTTAGCCATCTTTTATTCTCTTCCTCAACATTTTAAACATGTGTTCACCAACAGCTGTTCTTATATCATTTCGATTTTTTTCAACCGTTCTTTTAAAGAAAAATGTCCCCTGTTTGAATCCTTTTATTTTTCCATGCATAGTTTTCATGACATGCCCACGCTCTACTAAGTGAAAATGAGGTGATGTATTCCGTAAAGTTGCTTCTAGCGCTCTACTACTACTGCCATTAATAGTCATTTTCCAACTTTTTGAAATTTTCCGTTTTCTCCCTTTACCTACAGGTGATGCGCTTACTAATTCTTTTTTCATTCGATTAGCTTCTTTACGCATCGCTTTTTCTGTTTCTACAGGATACTCTTTAATATATTTATCCAATCTCCCCATGAAGGTTTTAATATTCATTATTTCCCTCTTTTATAGATATGGCACATCAATTCTAATTTTGTATGTTCTTCATATGGATCAATTACAGTTTTAACTTTATAGACTACATCCTTATATTTAATTAGCACACCATCAGTTATTCCAGTTCTATATCTGATTGTAATTTTATATAATTCGTCTACTTTTTCTTTATACATTTCAAGATATTGCCTACCACGCAATGGTTCTATCCTTGCCCAAATTCTATTAGGTATCAACCTAACCAGTTTTTGTTTAGTTATTCCATCGTGTTCAATATCTTGATACGCTAGTACTTCAATTCTTTTCGTCAATCTTCCGATTCCGTCCATATTTAGCATTTTATGTTTCCTCACTTGGATAATTCTTAGATAATGCAATATGGCGAATTAATGGCCCTAGCGTAAATGGCAAATCATGTACAAATGTTTTAGATGAGGTTGCTTCCCTATTTTCGTACCAATGAGCAACCATATATTGTACGGCTCTACGATATAGTGGATCGTCAATATATGGTTTCCCAGTCATTTGCTCAATGTACGTGATAGCGGCATTTATAGATTCCTCAATAAATACATCATCTTCTGTAATATCTTCATCTATTCGTAGGTATAGTTTTACATCCGCTACCGTCAACATACATTACACCTATGCTTTCTTAGCTAATTTAACCAAAGAATTTGTATCAACAGGCTTACCATCACAAATCATTGTAGATTTACGAACAATATCATCTGTTTCATTATCTTCATATGTTTTTACACCAATTTGATAGTTAGTGTTCAATGCATAATCCTCAAAACGATAAATGAACGCTACAATATCACCAACTCCAGCCGCATCAAGGTTTTTAAGATAAGGTACAATCAATACGCCACGGCCAAGAATAGAACGTTCTGGTTTCCCACCCATGCCATAGTTAACACGTGCAATTGGTTGACCATTCTTATCTGTCATGCCTGCAATATTCATGAATGTTTTCTTTGTCATTACCCATACAGAACCTTCTTCGTATTCAACAGGCAATTCAGCTTCTGCTTTAACTAGTGTTGCATAGTCAAAGTCTTTAACATCCAACTTCGCACCAGCTGCTGCATCTTTTAAAATCCCTGTTGGCTGACCATTACCTGTACCATTGATAATTGCATTTTCAATTGCTTTTACCATGGCTTTAGATACATTATTGGAAATCATATTTTCAAAAGCGGATAATGCCATTACAGATGTTTCCAAAGAAATGGAAACACGGCATTGTAATTTAAAGTGGCCAAACTGAATATTTCCAAGCGTTGCTTTTTGACGTTCAGAGCCTTTACCTTCTGCCACCCATGTTGCTACAGGCATTACATTATTTGTAGGAATAGCAAGACCAGATTTAAAGTTTGTATTCGTAACTAATGGTAATACCATGCCAACGCTTTCCATTTTTTGAACAATCTTGTTCAAAACTGTTGGTGGAATTACTGCGCCAATATCTGTAGTTAATGTGTTTTCATTTTGACGTAATTCTGCAGGAATTGGTGTGTTATTCATTACATATTGCATGAATGCATTACGGTATTCCATGGAATCAAATACTTCTGCACCTTGTGTACGTTGTTCTGCTACAGGTACAGGCACTGTAGTAGCAGTAGGAACAGTATTCAAAATTGCAGTTCTACGTTCTAGTTCTGTTTCTTCTGCTTCCAATGCACGTAATTCTGTTTCAATTTCATCAAGATTCAAGTTAAGCTGTGTTGTATCTTCCAACATTGCACGTAATTCTGCTCTACGTTGTCTAATTTCTTCCAATCGATTCATATTTTTTCTCCTTATTTAGGTAATAAAAAAACACGCTTATAGCGTGTCAAATACATTTGTTATGTCATAGCTAATAATGTTAGCCGTTTTCTTTTTTCGATATCTTCATATCTCTCATAGTCCCCATTTGTTCTAGCACTAACCGATGTGCCTTTATATGCAGGGTTATCTACAATAGATACATCATATACCGCTTTTACTGATTTAATTTTTCGTATGTATATTTTATTTTCTCGGTCAATCTCTTCTTCTTCACCATTTACAATAAAGGCGAATGACATTTTGTTTAGATCACCACGTTTAATTAAAGAATACACATCATTACCAATCGAAGTGTCTGCTACATTACCTGTCAATTTTAACCCTTTTTCATCAACAGTTAATTGCAGTGTTCCACTAGCGGTTCTAGCAAATAGCATACCGCCATGATTGTAATTTAATACGCATTGACTAAAATCAGTATTATCAAATGCGCCCGGTAAAATCACTTCACGATATTCATACCCAGTATATTCAGATTTCCAAATTAGCGTTTCTTCATTAAAAACTGCAGCATATCCTACTACTGTTCGTGTTTGAATATCATCAGTATCATTCTGTATCGCTTGCACCGTCATCATTCGGTGTTCCATTTTTCGGTTCTTCCTCATTTGTATCACCTCCTTTCGATGCATTTATTTGATATTCTGAAAGGTCTTTATACTTAGCGAAGTTTAAACTTACAAGACGTTCATCTCCACCTTCAACACCTTCATAACCAAAGATTTCACGAATTTCGTTTACTGTAACAGCCCCTGTAGGCAATAGCGTTTGACAAATTTTAATCCTACTTGCTACAGACATATAAGATAATCTATTGCTTTCAACTATCACTTCATTTCCATGTCCCTTTTCGCGGCTTGTAAACAGTTTTTCTGTAAATTCCTGCGTTAATTTAATAGCAATTGGTTCTAATACAGATTCATAAAACGCTATATATTCATCTTCCGTGTAATTACCACTTACAATCTTTTCATTCAAACCAAAGTGCTTATACACCATGTCTCTTGCAAAATCCATTTGACCTTTATTAAAGGTGCTGATAGTTGTTGTTAACTGTTGAAATGTTGCTTTATTATCCAACGTAGCAATCCCACTACCATTTGCATTTGATACATAACGATCAGTAAACTTCTTCCATAGTTCCTGTTGGTCATCTTCACGTACTGTACCCTCAAAATTGATAATCCCACGTAACGAGTTACCATTTTTTACAGAGTTTATAATTGCGGCCTTTACTGCATGCAATAAATCCAAGTCCTCTTTTAAGGCTCTTGAGTTATCTTCACCAAATATCTGATGACTGTTAAAATGCCGTTTAATATGAATAACCGCATCATACAGTACTGTCATACTTTTACCATTAATAAACTGGAATTTAACATATAGATTGCTCTCCTTATCCACTTTGACTTCTACACTTCCAAAGTCTAATGGATATAGGCCCTCAATCACGCCATTTACATCACGTTTTACATAAATAAATGCGTTATTGTAATTGAAATATTGTGCAACTACTTTTTCTAAAAATTCACTTGCCGTCATAAATGGATTTGGTCTTGTTCCCAATATGTGGTTAATAGATATAGAACCTTGTACTATTCCATCACTTGTTCGTCTGATATGTTTAAGCTTCATTTTACCTAAATGTCTAGCAATCGTATCTGTACAATCTCTAAACGTGGTATCTGTATATGGCACTCCACTAAAAGGGGTAAATACATTCGTATATCCATCTAAGAACTCTGCCCCAGTTAAATTAGCTTTATCAGTATTGCCAAATCCAAATATTTTATTAAAGATATTTCTATAGTTCATTATCTCACCTCCTTTCTTAAATTACATTGTGGTAATCTTCTTGATTTCGTTCATACTCAACATATGCATCCAACATAGATGCAAATCCATCAATTCTTTTCTTTGCATGAATGGATTTAGTTGGCTGAATATTGCCATTACGATCTACATCTATTTCCACATTAGCCATACACCATTTCAATATTGGATTGTTATCATAGTTGATTAATTTTGCTTCCAGTTCTGCGCCCAATGCTTTCATTGGTCCGCTCAACGTTTTCTTACCTTGAATGACTGGATTCATTACAGACCGCCCAAACTCTGATTTCATATCTTCTACAAAATATGTAGCACTCCATCCGTCATACCCACATTTATATAAGTAAATATCATCTTCCGTTTGTCTTTCTTTAAACCAATCAACAATTAGCCTATAGTCAATTCTATTGCCCGGTGATTTCCGTATAAACCCTCTTTTATACCACACATCATAAGGTACTTTATCCTCTTGCACTCTTTTTTCAAATAAATCTTCTGGTATCCAGTACATTTGCTTGATATATTTTACAGGGTCATTAGGTATCATGAATAACAATGTGGCGCATGTTAAGTCTGTAGTTGCTGATAAGTCTATTCCACCTATCCCATATCTTGGCTTTAATTTAGCAATATCGTATGTTGCTATATTGTTTAATTGTTCAAACGTTAAAAACGCCTCTGATGATGTTTCACGAACATTAAAGTCCTTTGTTAGTAGATTTGTAACATGAATAGGATTATTTTGTGCTGATTTAACTTTTTCAGCTAATTGGCTAATGCTTTTTATTGTTCCTAGTCCCGGATTAGCTTTTGCCCAACAATTAGGATCTGTCCATTCCTTTCTACTATCTAACTCATAAATTATTGGTAATATACGTTCATTTTTATAACCTTGCTCATCATCATACCCATCTACAATTTGGCACGCCTCATCATATTTAATATCGTAAATATTTTCACGAACTGTACCAGCAGTACTAGTAATAATGGTTAGTGGTTGTTCACGTGCGCTCATACCATCAACGATTACGTCATATAAATTCTTATCCTTGATAGCATGCAGTTCATCAATCAATGCTCCATGAACATTTAACCCATCAAGATTATTAGAATCTGATGCAAGCGGTACAAACTTTCCATCATTTACATCACACAAAATTCTGTTAACACGAATATGACAAACTTTATTAAGTGACTTACTTTTTTTTATCATTTTAGCCGCTTCATCCCATATAATTTTTGCTTGGTCACGCTTTGTTGCAGCACTATATATTTCAGCACCCATTTCACCATCCGCAACCAACAAAAAAAGGCCTATTGCGGCCGCTACAGTGGACTTACCGTTTTTACGTGCCACTATCAATATGAGTTCTTGATATTGCCTTGCTTTTGTATCTTTATCAACAAAGCCAAATAATGCAGCAATCATTGCTTTCTGCCATAATTCTAAGATTACTGGTTTTCCTGCCCACTTACCTTTAGAATGTTTGCAAAACAGCTCAATGAAATCAATTGCAACTTCTGCCCTGTCCTTATCATAGATATATTGACTTGGGTTTTCTAACTTATCGACTAAATGCTTATATATCCTACGAACACGATCAGATACAACTATTTCACCATCAATGATTTGGTTATAGTATTCTCTGATTGGGTTCATCGTCTAACACGTTCCATAATAAACTTCTTAAATCCTTCATCATCATCTTCATTTTTAGTCTGTGGTAATTCGCTCAACAGTACTTTTATGATGGCAATATAGTTTTTCATCAACGTGTTATAAGCCTTTGATTCAGTCGATTCTTTTTTACCAAATTGATTGTTTCCATTGCAATATTCTTCTACAAATCCTACTTTTTCTAATTGAATTTGTAGTTCATCTAACTGCATTTCCATGTGTACAGCTTGCTCAATTGATTTTCTAATCAACTTTTTCTTTTCTTGGGGAAGTTCCTTAAAAATCTTGTTATATTCTGTAATTCTCTTCTTTTTTATTTTTTCTTTTTCTTCATTTGTCAACTCCTATCACTCCTTTGTTAACCACACCCCTCACATGTGCGACCTGTGTTTTAAACGAAACTGCTGCCCCGGTGTAGAAAAAAATATTTTCACCATAAAAATATGGGGGGGAGTTAATTATTATCATGTTCATTATCATTTACCGCCACTAAATCGCCCATCTCATTAAATATCAAATCACGTGTAGGCTTAATCAATAGACTTGCACCACTAGTAATTCCATTTGGTACTGCCAGCGCATCTAGCTCTGCATGTATTGCGTTATGGCATTCAATACACAAGAACATAAGGTTATCCCATCCATAAGCAACTTCATCATTATTAATGTTGTTTGGGTTTAGAGGTTTTTTATGATGCACTACCCAACGTTGTCTAGTTCCGTCAACCTTGTTTACACTTTTTAAACCATGGCATCTTTCACATATATATAATTTTGATTCTGCATATGCTTTTGCGCATCTTCTCCATCTATATGAATTATAGAAGTTTTTAGAATACTCCTTTGCCATTTTTTATAAACCCACCCCTTTTTTCTAGGCTACTAAATTTTATACCTCATACCCCATGGCTTTCCTATTAATAGCATACACTTCATCATATGTAATACCTTCACGCTCTGCTACTTTATTTAAGCAATCATCTTTCGTTGGATGTTGTCCACTATGTGTATTGATATGGCATTGTGTACATAGTTGGATTAGATTTTCTCTAATATCACCGCCACCGCTTCCACGTGTATTAATATGATGCGGTTCAATGTTTGTCCTTTGACCGCAAATTTCACATCGTGTAGAGCGTATCTCATTAATTGTTTTCTTCGACATAATTCTTTTGTGCTTCATATTTCCTCTTATAAACCAAAAAGGACCGCATCATATCGTGTTATGCGACCAATTATGATGAAGTCCTTTTAGGGTATGTAGTTTTTTAAGGAGGCTTGACGTGTTCAACCCGTTCATGCCCACATACAGTATCTCATATATTGAGTGTCAAATAATAGCAACCTTTTTGTAAATTGCATCAAAGTTTTTAATTGCTCTCTTATGTAGATTGTGAATGTTCTGTCTTGAACATCCTACCAGCTCCGCTACTCTCTCCCATGTACATCCGTTTATGTATCTATCTATCAGTACTGTTCTTTGTTTAGTACTATGGATCTGATTAATCATAAACCTTGCACGCTCCCTTTCTTGAAAGTATGTGCTCCATTCTCTCATAATCTCATCTGTAACCGCATCAAGGTTTGCAACTTTATCTGCAATGGTTATTTGTTGCCCACCACTAATTCTTTCCTTGCTATAGTCAATTGCTTGTAGGCTCATTATATCCTGTCGTAATCTAAATATTTCCCTCTCCTTACATCTAATGTTCAAATCGGTATCTCTGATTTGAATTAAATATTCCCTTCCTGTCATCTACTAATATCCCTTTGTGTTTCAATGTATGCTTTCCATTCATTAAGTGTATATATCTTATGCCCCATCGCTTTTGCAAATGCCCATTCACCAATACACCCTCTTGATTTTTGCCAATCATCACACAATATTAAGATTGAGCATTTGTCTAACATGTCTAAACAAATCTCTAGTCCCTTTGCATATCTTTTTTCAAAGTAAACCATAGAAAAGTTATGTATTGGTGAGAGATATGTATTGTATTTATCTTTCAATACTAAATCTTTCATAATGTCATCTATAGATGCTTTGTTTTTTCCATCTCCCCCATAAGGATGTGCTACATATATTAATTGTCCTGTCATTGTGTTACTCCTTTTGGTTGTAGATCATTCACATGAAATACATGACTATCATCCACATCAAATTCATCAGTCTCATACGCTGCTAAATGTCTCTGTGTTGCCATTGGTGCTGGTTTAATATCATCTATAAATAATTTTCCTTGTGCTCTTTCTCCATTTACAAACGCTTCTATCTCATCAACAATTGGCTCTAGCATTGCTTGGTTCTTTTCTGTTACCTGTATCCATGATGTTTGAATTTTACAATCATCCTTCATCTTATTATTTAATGTTATATTAAATCTTACCTTTTTCATCATTAGTGGAAAATCTTTATCCCATTGAATACCCATCGCTGTAATAATAATTGCATCTGATTTTGCAAATTTAAACGTACTAAATGCTTCTAAAAAAAAATCCTTTGCCTTTTCGTAAGCCATTCTTAGTTCCGGCCTAAACATATCTCTTGTATTTAACTGATACGCTTCTATAAATCCATTACTATTTTCTTTTGTGAAAGATATTCTTTTCTGTGTTCCTAATGTAAATGCTACTATTTTCATGATATCTCCTTTATTACTAACACGCTTAATGTCTTTAACATCATTTTATTTATTTTCTTTCAATCTGAAACTTTCAGTTATAGGCACACCAGCCTCTGTTGGAATGTAAATAATTTGGTCTTTACTATCTTTCAAAGTATCAACCCATAACCAATGAATGTATGCCTCATTACCTTTCAATGATTGACCGATAATTTGATTTGCTTTTGCAGTACCCTCTGCACGTTTCACTTCTGCTTGTGCTAGGCTTTCAGCACTATCTAATTTTGCTTTAGCCTCTAATACTGCAACTTGTCTGTTCTGTTCTGCCCTTGCAAGTTCTGCCTCACCTGCCTTTTGTTGTTGCCACACCATATACATCGGAACACCAAACGCAAAACTCCAAACTACCGCACCAATCATAACTACTACCAATAAAGTTGATACAATCTTATTCATGTTTATTTCTCCTTTTATTTCCGTTATCATCCTTGAACCGCAGCATGCATCTAAAATCTTTTTATTCTTCATTTGAGTTCTCTTTAATCTCTTGCAGTGCAGCTATAGCCTTTTAGCTTTCTCATCCTGTGCCTAATGGTTCTTACGTTATCCCCAATATATTTATATGCATCTCCTTGAATGTTCTTCTGCTCGTTATATTTATCTAGTAACGCTCTCCACTGTATGTAGCTTTCACATTTACTGTGACACCCTACTTCTCTAAATTGGCACTCCCTGCATGGTGGTTTCATAATAACTCCTTGCCCATTGATTGAATTTACGGTTTACCTTGTAAGCGTTTCTTTTTATTCCTGCAATTAGTAATTTATCAGAAGGAATTATCACGTATCCCCAACGTGGTACGAATATTCTTTTCCCTTCCTTTGTTCTGCACTTTACAATATGATCATGTGCTTTGCATACATTCCTGTATCTATCATTCATGCTCATACCCCTCTAATTTATTTCCTATTACTTTTGCATTTCCGTTATTCATAACAAATGCTAAATCAAAATCTAGTACCGCATCAGATTGTTGATGATTGATTGCTTTGCATCGCCATTGAAATTTATCTGTACTGTAATATACTTCCGCTACCAATGGAGTTCCTTGTACTGATTTACAATCAAACTCTATATGGTCCTTTTCGTATATCCTCTTCCCTGTGATGTCTTTAGCTTCACTTCCTCTACATAGTGTTCCATCTGCAATTGGTATCCATGCATAGTTATCATTTTGTATTGCCAACAATCTAATTTGTGAGTAGCTTTGCTTTATTTCATCACTACTCACCCATTCTGTTTTATTTGTTCCTAATCTAAGGCCTTTATATATGAGCGGTTTCATGTTACCTCCTCACATATGGCTTTAATACCACATTTTTTTAATAACTCATGTATCATCAATCTGCCTTTTTGTGTCCATCGTGTTGATACTTTACTTTCTAATCTTCCATCTGAAGTTACATATGTATGTGTTTTTGTTTTTGTGTATCCGTTGTGCATTAGATCACTATACAAAATCCATTGCCCATTTACATTACGTTGAATATGGTCATCATGTAGTATCTTATTTAACGCTATGGCACTTAATCCATAATCTGCAGCAATCTGTGTTACAGTCATTGCATTTTGTGAACTTAGAATTTTATCAACATAATCTATCTTTGGTTCATATTCTGCAATCTGTTGTTTCTGTTGCTCTATGATTGCCTTTGATTGATTATGGGCCTCTACCTCATCAGCATATAACCTCAATGCTTCTGGTAATGTCTTTGGAATGTTTAATTCATAACTACCAGTCTTTCTAATTTGTGGTAATACTTCACTAGTTACCCACCTTTTAAATTTCTTCGCACTTGGCATCTTTGATTTTAGTATTAGCGAATATAATCCAGATTCATTGATAAGATATGTCTCTCTGTTTTGACCTGTATCGGCAATTTGCCAACGCAGCTTATCTTCTTCATCAATGTGTTTTCTGATTGCATCTGCAGTATCTTTATATCCCAATGCATTTGCTACACTCTTGGCCACAAAGTACACTTCATTTTCAATAGTAATGGTCCTTAGTTCCCCAAACTCATTACTACTAAAAAGTGTTGTTACTTGATTCATAACTTCGCCCCCTATCGGTTTTGAACACGTACTGGATTATAAGCAGGACAATCTTTACATTCTTCCTTTTTTAGCCAATATATAGTACCTGTTGTTTTTCCCTTAAACAGCTTTATTGATGTTTTTCTTTTAGGACATGAATCTTTCACCCATAATGCTCCACTTTTAGAAGGTCCAAACGAATGACTACATATTTTCTTTGGTCTACCTCGTTTCATTATTGTTTTCTCCTAAAATGGGATTTTTTCTTCTTCATCAAAATTATTGAAATTACTTTGACTTTCATTTTGTTTAAGTCCATATGTAAGGTTTTGTGCCACTACTTCTGTTACATATCTTTTTGCTCCTGTATTATCTTCATAGGATCTAGAACGTAACTCACCTGCTACCGCTACAAAATCACCTTTACGTAAACAGCTGTATAATTCCGCATCAACCCAACACACAATATTGTGATAGCTTGTGCTTTGTACTTCATTTACGTATTTATTTGTTGCCATTCTAAATGTAAGTACTGGCTTACCTGTTTTTGTATATCGTAGTTCTGCATCGGCTACTACATTACCGCTTAAAAATACTTGATTTATATTTAGCATATGCTTCTCTTCTCCATTTCTCACATTCTTTATTAATTATGTATAGCGATGCTATCGCCATTCCTAGTATTACCCCTAGAAATATGCCTAATCCTAGTAGCTCCACGTGTTACCTCCTCAATCTTTATCAATCTGTAAAATCTATATGGATATCCTTCATCAGATACTGATTCAACTATGCTATCTGTTTCTACGTAATATCCTTTAGGTGGCTGAATGTAATCTCTCCATTCGCTTGGTTTTAGAATTTCCGTTTTTACTTTCGGCTTTTCTAAATTCTTGCTACTATTCCATCTACGCTTAAATGCATCTTCTTTTTCTGAATAACATGCACTCCTTTTTTCTTTTACAAAATAACTTGCCAATCTAATTGCATCTTCTGCCCTACCTTGATACAACATCAGCTTATGCATACCATGTGGCCAAAGTTCATTGATTTCATCTGAATACAATTCAGCATTATTGATGATCATGTGAAAGTGGATTCTTGTTTTTCCCTCTGCAATATAGATGTACTTTAATTCCTTACCCAGTTTTTTATATCTACGTTTTAACCGTCTCATAAAATTCTGCATATCTTTCTTTGCATCTTCCCATGTAGCTGGTTGTTCTTTATATGTAAGAGTAAGATAACAATCATTTGTATTGAAATTGTTATCAATCAACATACGTAGCATTGCTTCTGCTTGTTTTTCATTTTGCTTTTTCATAGCTTCTGGTGTGATGCTTTTCTTTTTAACACGCTTGCCATTCTTTCTATAGGTTCTTGATGTGTGATGATCAAGTACCTCTATCATATTTTTAGATATGACCTTTTTACGTTTTCTCATTCGTAATTACTCCCATGGTCGATTTATTAATATGTTATATCTAGTTAATTAGGAAACACCTCTATAACAGGTATTTCCTATCTTTATCGCTCCATGTATGATATAATTACATTAGGTTTGGTGCGTAATTTACGTACATGAATTGGCTGCTTTAATTAGTGGCCTTTTCTTTTTGCCTTGGATACTTGCAATGCATGTCCCCTTTTTCAACTTCTAAATACTGACATGCATCGCAATGTTCCATGCATATAGCCCCTTTAGCCTGTCTACAGTATATGTAGGCACGGCTTTTTTTATTTTCTTCATTACAGATTGCACAATATGGTTTATTCATTTAATTCACTCCATATGTTGTACCTAACTGATTCCATTAGTGATATATCACCTTCTCGTATAGGACCATTCCCTGTGATTCTAATATTCCAACCATCTTGTTTTTGTTTTAGAAAAATGATTCTTCCATTTCCTAGAATTGAAAAATTTAGTAGTCCGCCTTTTCTGTTATAAGTTATTGAACTAATCTTTTCTCTTAGTAGTTTTATCTCTTCATCATTGAACTTTAGGTATCTTCCTAGCAGCGTAAGCCCTCTTTCTTTTGTATTCATGTTTCATCACCCCCTTTAATGTGCTTAACATAAATATGATTGCCCCTGTTAGTATCATCATTAAAACGTTTAATAATATATTCCAGCCATGTAGAAACTCTATACCTCCACATAGGCCGATAATCATTACCCATAGTACCAACTGTATATTGGTGATAATGTCTAACTTAGTTTTCATTGTTATGCCCCCTTTAACCACTTCATATTCTGGCTTTTCATCCATGTTTCAAATTTATCTACATGAACCAGTGTTTGTTGTGGCCCTAGTTGCATACATATTTCATTGAACTTTCCTTCATTGCGGATCATATCTACTCTTCTGTAGATATACATTCTGCTGCGCCCCCATATCTTAGCTAATGTGCTAATAGGAACATATTTAGGTTGAACACTTTCCATTTTATTAATCCTTTCTTATTGCTATAATTATTTAAAAGGAGGTCTTTTATGAAACCCACTAGCGACTTATTAAAAAAATCTGAAGCTATTAGTAATGCCATCCAAAAAAATTTAGGGATTATGAACGCATTACCTATTTCTAATTTTCAGTTATCGCAAAATTCTATTGAACAAGAGTATTTAAACTATAAAAAAGAACTTGATTCCTTTGATTCACACGCTCATTATCTAACCAATGAAAATTTAGAGAAATTAATTTTATTCATTAATAGGAAGTCAAAAACTTATGGTGAATTAAAAGCAGAAGTATCAATATTGAACGATGCAACTCTCCAATTGTATTTATCCAACACTCCCAAAAAGAAAGTTGAACCACCCTTTTATTCTATTGATCGTATATCTGCAATTTCTAATACTACCTCTCTAATACATTCCTACTTTAAACTTGTAACTATACCAAAAGATTTTTTTGCCCCTTATTATTTTGATGATTCTGATGAATTTCAACTAACTGTATCTGGTTTAAATTTTTTGCATCAGTTGGAAAAAGAAAATCATGCATTACAACTTGCAGAAGAAAGTCTTCGTATTTCAAAAGAATCTGCTAAATATGGTAAATTTGCTGCATGGTTAGCTGGCATTGGTATATTTACAACAATAATAATTGCAATATTAACCTTTATATTCTCGTAATATTTAGAATCGTTAAGATTACTGCAATAACAAACATTCCCAAATTAACTCTTGTGCAATATCTTATGTCTTCTAACTTTTCCTCTAGTGATTGGTCTTTTTTATATTTCAAAGCATTAAAATATCTAAATATAATCCACTTTTTTTGAGCCGCATCATGTGGCTCTTTTTTTCTATCCATTTATACGTCCTTTAGTCCTCTTACAACCTTCTTAACAACACCTAAATAACGTTCAGATTTTTTCCCAACTCCAAATGCCTTTATTACAGCCATTGTTATAATGGCATTTTCTACTTCTTCCCAAAATTCTTTCGAGTACCAACAATCTTCAATTGCTACTCTGTCCATAATGTTTTTCATTTGAATAAATGTATCTGCTAAATGATTTACAGCCTCATCACTAGATAATCTATTGTCATACTCTAACGAGTTACTATTTAGTGCTAACTTCATATGTCCTTTTAGCTTAGGATTAGTAATGACTTCTACTTTATTTGTAGTTTTATTTATATGGTTTTCTTGGACTTTAAGTTCATCCACAATTGCTTCATCAATCATATTAACTATTGTTCTATGTTTTGATTTTTCACTTGGATCATAATGTATTACTTCTTTAATAATTTTCTTAGCTTCAATTAATTTAACAATTCGTATTTGACTAACCTCTTTACGTATCTCATTCATTAATGCATTACTATTCTTTTCCATTGCTCTTTCCTCTTAACGATTTAGATTAATCCTGTGGATCAAATATTTATTGTCTTGCTCTTCTTTCATATAGTCATCTATCATAATGATTGAGCTGATATATGTTTTTACCGCATGTGAACGCAATTGTTCATCTACATCATCTTTATGTGGGACGGTTAATACCTCTTTTAGTCTGTTTTTAATTAGTTCTTTAATTTCTTTCATCTGTATTTCCTCTGTATCAGTTATATCTAAACGTATTAAGAAAAACTTTCCCTCTTGAGCCGTTCAATGAAGAATTGATGACCTTTACATTCAGCTGAACCACAATTATATTTTTTCTTTAATACCCAACAATCACATTCTTCTTTTAATTTCGCCCCACAATGTTCACAGAAGTTTCCATCCTGTACTTCTACATTACATTTGGGGCATTTTATTGTTTTTTTCTTCATATGTTTTCACTATTCTTTCTGTAACGGTAACTTTGAAAGATAAGTAGCTTCATACTCTAATACAGTAGAAACACTAAGAAGGATTTCATTTGCTCCTGCATATGTAAGTCCTTCTTTTTGTTTTAATAAAGAAATTATTTCCATTACAATTGGAGCTTTATATGCCGCTTTCACTTGAAATAGTTGAGCGCTATTCATTGGTGGTTTTAATTCTTTCATTTGATTTCACCTCTTTGTTTTATTTTCATTATTTATTCATGTATAATATTTTTTGATAGGATAATGACATATGCTGAACTACTTGGTAACAAGTAGATGTGAAGGATAAAAAACCTTTACGATAACATCTTGGTGGTCCAACCACAATTAGAAACTATCAGAAACACAGGTAAAGTTATTTCTATGATTAAAGAATCAGAAAATAACGCATTCGCAAAAGCATTTGAAACTCAATCAACAATTCAAGGAGCTCTTGCATTAGCTCAAAATGTAGCTAATAACCCAATGCTTCAATTAGCGAAATCCGCTGGTATCGCTCAATTCCGTGATTTTGGTTTAAGAAAGGATGTTTACACGTCCCATTAGTGAGTAATTACTAATTGCAAATTGGGTGAATTCAAGGAATCTCCTGCTGCAACAGGACAACCTTGAGCCAAGACAAAGTAAATGCCTTGTATGCTTTGTAAGGTGCAACGCATAGATGGTGAGGAGCATTACCAATACTCCATCCACGAGCGCCCAATATCCTATCTATTGCCACTAACTTTTGTTAGTGGCTTTTTATCTTTCCATTTGATTTCACCTCTTTTTTATTTTTCTCATTTTTGAGACTTTTCAGATAAAAAAATAGAGTAAGCTTCCGCATCAGTTAATGAAAGCACATCCTTAATTCGTAATGCTTCTTCTATTGTGAAACTATTTCCATCTTTTTCAAGTCTTCTATAAAATGTACTTCTATCAATACTTACTTTGTCTGAAAATTCTACAATATTATACCCACAATCTAAGATTTTTCTTTTTAAAGCTTGCACATTCAAATATATCACCTCCCCTTTTGTCTCATTTTTGAGATTATCTAAAGTATAGTACTTTTATTTTAACTCGTCAATATATATTTTCTCATTTATGAAACATTTTAAACTTTTTAAAATTATTTGTTGCAAATATGATACACTTATAATATACTTGTCTCAAAGGAGACGAATTTATGACTGAACAAATACATGAACGAATAAAACGTTTACGCAAACAAAACAAATTATCTGTCGATGAGATTATAAAAAAATTAAATATTTCTCGTGCAACATATTATCGCTACGAAAGTAATGAAATAGAGAAATTGCCTTTAACTATACTTGAGCCACTTGCAAAAATATTAAATACTACACCAGCATATCTAATGGGGTGGCAAGAACCGCATCAAGAAAATAAGCCTACTCAAACAGAAGGTTACTATGTAGATCCTGAAACTGCTGAATTTGCAGAATATTTACGTACACGTCCAGAGGCTCGGTTGTTATTCTCCGCATCACGTGGCATTTCCAAAGAAGATATGGAGAAAGCTGTTGAATATATTGAACTTTTAAAATTAAAACATAATAAATAATACTATTAGGGGTTGTTAGTGTGATTATAAATATAATTGAATGTGATATTCCTAATGTGAAAGCTGTTACATCTACAGGGGAAGATGAAGGTGTTCACAATATTTATATCCGTAAGAATATGTCTATTGAAGATATGAGAAAAGAAGTTGCTCATGAATTATTACATATCATCAATGAAGATTTCCATGTTGACCAACATGTTAACCTCATTGAACATATGGTAAGACGGAAAGAACTTACTGATGATGTATTAGATGAAATAGATTTCTATCATCATGTACTATAATAATTACTGTTTACTTATGGTTGCTTATTTTTAGGAGATAACTTTTATGTCTAATATTACTGATGAAAGGCTTGCAGAATTACGTAGATCTGCACCCCCACCATACGAACCTCAACGTTTACCTTTTGATACTTTTAATTTACTCACTCCTGAATTAATTAAATTATCTTCAGAAGCAAATATGGCTCTAGGTGAATATAAAGGCTTTTTAGTGAATACGCCTAATCCTGTTTTGCTTTTATCACCTATTACTACACAAGAGGCTGTATTATCTTCTAAATTAGAAGGTACACACGCAACTCTTGAAGATATTCTTAATCATGAAGCTGGCAACCAAACTGATATTCAAGATGATGAGTTAAAAGAAATCCTCAATTATCGTTCTGCATTAAAACATGCATTAGATACAATTTCACCATATAATCAGTTGTCAAATCCTGATAGTAAAGAACCCTTAACAATAAAAATTATTAAAGAAATGCATGCTATTCTCCTAGATAATGTTCGTGGTTCTACTAAACATCCAGGGGATTTTAAAAAGTTACAGAACTATATTGGTGGCTATGATTTTATTTCTTATACACCTGTTTCCCCTCAATTAACAGACTCTTATATGTCTAATCTAGAAACGTATTTACACTATGATGAGATAAATCCATTAATTCAAGCAGCTATTATTCATGCACAATTTGAAATGATTCATCCATTTGAGGATGGGAATGGACGTATAGGCAGATTGCTAATTCCTTTATTCTTTTATTATCGTGGAATTATTCCATCCCCCATATTCTATATGAGTTCTTACTTCGAACGGAATCGTGATGAATACATTCATAATTTAGCCAATATTTCTAAAAATAATAATTGGGTATCTTGGATTTATTTCTTCCTTAGTGGCATAATTACTGAATCTCATAACAATACAAAAAAAGCTTTAAATATCTTATCTTTATATGAGCAATTTAAATCTTTAGGCGATTCTATAAAATCATATTACTTCATCCCAATTTTAGACTTTATTTTCCAGCACCCTATATTTACAAGTAAACAACTTATCGAAGAAATCAATGCTAGTAAGCAAACCGTATTTACACTGTTGAATAAAATGGTAGATCAAGATATTTTAATTAGTTCAGATAAAGCTAAAAACAGAACATTTATTTGTCCAAAATTATTAAGTATTATAGATAGTTAAGTCTAATATTTTAATCTTTTTTAGACTATATATTTTTATAGTCCAATATATCGCATTATATTGGACTATATTTTTTAATAGTCCATTATACATAAAAATATTAGACAAAATAAAAAACGCCTCTATCTAGCTACTACTAGATAGAGGCTTGATGCCTTAGAGACACCGCATATTTACATTATAACACACATCTAAGGCTTATTTACTATACCATTTTTAGCCTAGGAGGTATTTTTAATGTGGTGTGAAACCGTAACTACCAAAGCTGGTGTTACTAAGTATAAATTTCAAGAACGTTATATAGATCCATATAGCGGTAAAACAAAAAGAATATCTGTTACCTTAAATAGTAATAGTAGGCAAGCCTACAAAATCGCACAAGCTGAATTACAAAATAAAATTGACTTGGCCACTAATACAGATATTGCAAAAGATATGACATTGAATGATGTTATATCTGAATATTTAGAATCTAAGCGTGCATTTAGAAAATCATCTACACAATATAGTATGGATAATCTTCACAAGCAGATTATGAAATGGTTCCCTGCCGATATATTGCTATCTAAACTTTCACCATATATTATCCAAAGTACATTTGATAAATTCGCTTGTCAGTATTCATACAATTATACTAAGCTGGCCCTTAGTCTTATTAGACAATCATTAAAGTATGCTAGGCGTATGGAATATATTCGTGATATTTCCTTCTTAGATAATATCGAATTACAAAAACCAGTAGCGGATGTAGACCGCATCAAAAAACAGCGTTCTAAATTTCTAACTAAAGATGAACTAAAAGATTTACTATCACAATTAGATACTATCAATCATCATGTATCCCTATTATGTGAGTTTCAATCTTTAACTGGCCTTAGATTTGGTGAAATGGTAGCGTTACGCACTCAAGACTATGATAAAGAAAATGCTGAAATAGATGTAAACGCTACTTTATCTAATCGTGGTAGCTTTTCTGACCCTGCTATGCGCCTTCCACCAAAGAATGTTCATTCTATCCGTAAAGTAAAATTAGATGCAAGGGCTGTACAAATTATTAATCACTTTATAACCGCCAATCAAGCAAGGCGATTATGGAAATCTAAATTTGCTGACCTCGGTTATATCTTTGTTACTGATGGTGGATTGCCATATGATCTACATTATGTAAATCGTACTATAAAAAAACTTGGTTTCCCAAAACCAGTAAGCACCCATACCTTTAGACATACTCATATTTCTATTCTTGCTGAATCTAATGTTCCTCTAAAAGCAATTATGGAACGTGTTGGCCACAATGAGCCACGTACTACACTTGCTATTTACACACATGTAACAGATGAAATGAAACAGGAAGTAAATGCAGCAATTACTAATATGGGTAAAGTACTTGCAAATAAATAA